GTCAAAAAGAAAGTGGAAGCCGGGGAGTATAAAAATACGGAAACGGCCGCCACATTAAAACCTCTGGAGATCGAGCACGAAAAACGTATGCTTCTAATCAAAGAGAACCGGGAGAAGGAAAATAAGACGGAAGCCCAGTATATTCTCGAAGGGACGGCGGAAAACCTTCGCTATTACCGGGAACGTCTCGATGCCCTCCAAAAGCTGGAGGCAAAAACACCGGCTAATAAAAAGAAATTACTCGATGAAATCCACAGGCTCGAAACGGAAGCACAGACGGCCATTTTTACGGAAACCGGCAAGCAGGAGGACGCCCGTATAAAACTGGTACAGGAGAAACGGGGCGAACGGTTAAAGATCGAAACCGCCTATTACAACGTCCAGAAGGACACCATGGAAAAAGCGGTATTAAACCGGAGTATCACGCAGGAAGCCGCCGACGCCTATATGCTGGAAGTTGAAGCGGAGCACGCCGCAGAACTTCTGGAGATAAACCGTACTTACCAGAATGATATTGCCACTTTGGAAATTACTGGCAAACAGAAACGTATAGAAACAGCGACGGAAGCGGCCGACGCCGTGCGTGAGTCTGAAATGAAGTTATTGCGTGACCGGGTGGCTATCGCGCAAATGGTGGAGTTGCTGACATCCGACAAATCCGGGACCGAAGGGATGAAAGAACGGTACGATAAGGAGGTAAAGGCAGTAAAAGCCAAATACGACGCCGCCATTGCCATAGCAAAGGCCGCCGGCCTTTCTACTGTGGAGCTGGAGAAGGCGAAACAACAGGCGATAAAACAGCTGGATTTCCAGTACCAGAATGATCTTTACCAGATACAGGCGGAAATCGGGACATCCTGGAGCCAGGAGTACGACCACGAACTGGCAATGTTGGAAAATATGCACGACCAGGGGCTGATTGACGAAAAGACATATCAGAAAAAAAGGCTGGAACTGGGAATACAACATGCTAAAAAATACTTTGACTTTTATTCCGGTCTTGCTTCTTCCGTGGTGGAAGCCATGCAGCAGGCCGAAATCGACCAGGTGGAAGCAAAATACGATGTTCTCATACAGGAAGCCGAAAACAACGGGGAAGATACCGCCGCCCTGGAAGAAGAGAAGGAAAATAAGAAACTGGAAATTCAAAAGAAGTATGCGGATGTAAACTTTGCTATCAAGTGTTCCCAGATCATAGCCGATACAGCCGTTTCGATTATGAAGGCGACCGCCGATCTCGGACCGATTGCCGGAGCCATTGCTGCGGCAATGCTTGCGGCTACCGGTGCCGCCCAGCTTGCAGCGGCCAAAGCTGAACGGGACAAGATTAAAAACATGTCTGTAAGTAATACCACCGGCAGCAAGACCGCCACGGCTGAACGTGTTGTTTCCGGTTCTTCCGGAAGCGGGTATTATGAAGGCGGTTACACCGGTCCCGGTGGCCGTTATGAAGTGGCCGGCGTAGTTCATAAGGGGGAATATGTGGTACCACAACCGGAAATGAATAATCCTAAAGTGATCGACGCCGTTAGTACTATCGAAGCGATCAGGCGGCAGCGTACCAATGCCAACCCGTTACCACAGAATCCGGGTGAATATTATGAAGGCGGTTACGTCACTTCCCCTGCAGGTGATTCTTCCTACCGGGAGTTCCTGGAAGCAGCAAAGGAGCTTCGCGCCTCCTGTGAGGCTATCAAATTGATAAAGGCCTATATCGTTTACCAGGATTTGGAGAAGGCCAAAGAAACCATAGATAACGCCCGCGACACCTTTACACGCGGAAAATAAGTAATCATTATGCTAAAGATTAAGACGAACAAAGGTTATCTGGATTTAGGGGGTGACTTTACCGTACAGATCGACGAGAAATCCCCCGTCATGAACGACCGGGGATCGCAGACCGTACCGGTCACGGTTCCATGTACCGGTAACAATGCTAAAATAACCGGTTTTGCCCACCGTCTCGACATGGGCGTAAAGCCGATGAATGAAGATCAGGCATGTACGGTACTGGACGGAGTATATAAACGTACCGGAAAGATAAATATCGTTTCCGCCGGTAAAAAAGAAGGTATTACCCTTAACATCGGCTTTGACAATTCGGAGGCCTACAGCGCCTGGAAAGCAAAGAAATTAAATGCCATTACATTACCGGTGAAGGAATATAGCAGCGTAAATTCCCTTTGTGCGCATTTGCAACAAGTATTAGGAGGTTATCAGACTGATTATGCCGTCTTCCAGATTATGACCGGTAACGATTCAAAAGATAACCAGTCTTACCCCAAATACCTGAATTATATCACGCCTGTATCAGAGGGAAGTAAAGTCTATAAGTTGCGTTATCAGGCAAGAACGGAAACTTTCTTAGTAAATGGAACTCCGACTGCAGTAACACTTCCGGAAGGCTACGGCGTAACGGCCTTTTTATATGTATGGCGTGTACTGGAACTTGTTTTTTCGGAATTTGGATATACCATAACCGAAAATCCTTTTAAGACGGATAAACAACTTTATAACCTGGTAATCCTGAATAATGCGGCCGACTGTTGTGTTAAAGGAAAGCTTTCTTACGCCGATTTAATGCCGGATTGTACGGTAGAGGACTTTTTAAACGCCCTTTATGTGCGTTTCGGACTGGTTTATAATGTTTCTTCCGATACGAAAACGGCCACTTTAAGACTGATCCGTGATATTGTGGATGATGTTCCGGACATTGATTTATCCCGCAGCCTGACAGACGAACCTTTAATAACTTATGAAACGGCCCGGCAAATGAAGTTGTCGGCCAAAACTTCCTTTACCGGTGCGGCCCCCTCTGTTGAACGGTTTGAAGACTACTTAAAGGATCAGGAAGTGGCCCGCCTGGCGAGAGTTGACGTTTCCCAAAGGGTGATACACCTTAATTATGAGGAAACGACGGGACGCTGGTTCAAATGGGATGAAGACAACAAGCGTCTTACTTATTCTTCATCGAGTTTCTTTTCCTGGGACCGGAAAAGCGACAGTATTGAAGATAACGAATTAACCAGCGATGATGAATGCGTTCCAATGGATTTTGCCCCGAATGATATTCTTTCCCCTCAATATCTGGCCGATTACGTACACCGTTACACAT